TGCTTACAAGCTGGCCGATCTCGTCAAGGCAATCCTAACGGACGAGATCGTTGACGAAGCGTTCAAAGCGGAGGGCCTGTGATGACCCTCTCCACCGTCATCGACTTCCTCATGTTCTCATTCCTGATGAGCGTGTTTCTGGCGCTGTATGCGGTGCTGTCATGAGTGGGTTCAAGTGCACGTCCTGCGGCAAGTTTATGAACCCATCCGCTCCCGGTTCATCTAGCTGGCAGACGTGGAGCTACGACATGACTGGCTTCCCTGATCTGCACGACCCGGTTTTCCAGTGCGCGCCATGCACCGACAAGCACGGCTATCAGCACTCGAATTGCGGCAACCCTGAGCGCTACCAGTGGCGCAACAGGCGGGAGGGCGAGCGCCCATGACCCGCCGCAAGACCCTCACCTTCACCCGCAGAGCCATCACGATCTCCGCAAGAGCCGATGAGCTGCTGCGCATTGCGAAACTCAAGGCGCTGGCTGCCGAGCAAGGCAAGAGCGTTAAGGTCAAGGAAGCCCGCACATGAGCATGGATAACTATCATAGGGGCGCACTGAACGAAGCCGCCCTGGCGCTCGCAATGCCGGTCATGGCCGTCGAAAGCCAGTGCAACAGCGTTTACCGCTGCGCCAAAGATGTCCGACCCAGCGAGTTCTCGGTGCAGGACGTTCGCCATGCAATCGGGCGGCTGGAGAAGGCTCTCGCGACGCTGCGCGAGGTCGAGGCCATGGCCTTCCCCGCTCCCGTTCTGATGCAGGCTGCGGAGTGAGAGCCATGAACATTCAAATCACGTCTGGCCTGATGGGCCACAATAACCCGCCCGTCGAGATCGAGCCCACGCCGTTCGAAATGTCGCAGGTGGAGATTGGCGACCTGTACGCCGAGGCGAAGAACTGGCTCGACGGTGAGCCCGTGTCGTCTCAGGAGCAGGCTGACGGCCTTTCCAAGCTCATTGACGAGCTGCGCAAGGCGTCGAAGCTGGCGGACGAGCGCCGCGTCGAGGAAAACCGCCCCTTCGATGAAGGTAAGGCGGCAGTGCAGGCGAAGTATGCGCCGCTCATCGCTGACACCAAGGCGGTCAAGGGCAAGGCCGTCCTCGCCATCGACATGGCGAAGAAGGCGCTCGCTCCGTGGCTTCAGAAGCTGGAAGCCGAGAAGCAGGCAGCCGCCGCGAAGGCGCGCGCCGAGGCGGACGAGAAGCTGCGTATCGCACAAGAAGCGTTGCGCGCGTCTCAGGTTGCCGACCTCGCCAAGCGCGAAGAAGCCGAGACGCTCATCCGGGAAGCGGAGAAGGCCGAGGCCGTCGCGACCAAGGCTGAGAACAGCAAGGCTCACGCTGTCGGCGGAACGCGCGCCATCGGACTGCGCTCTGTCTGGCGAGCCGAGATGGTCGATGGCCGGGAAGCAGCCAAGCATTACTGGCTGACCCGACGCGAGGCTGTCGATGCCTTCTTTCAGGGGCTGGCTGACGCTGATGTGCGGGCCGGTGTCCGCTCAATCCCAGGCTTCAACGTCCTCGAAGATCGGGTGCTCTGATGTCCATGAAATTCAGCGCAGAAATCCAGCACATCGCCGCAGCCTTGCTCGCCTTCCAGGCCGAAGCAACCGGCGTCGTGAAGGACAGCAAGAACCCTCACTTCAAGAACCGCTACGCCTCGCTTGAGGCCGTTGTGGACGAGGCCCGCCCGGTCCTCCAGCGCGTCGGCATCTCATGGATGCAAGCTCCCGGCACGATCAACGGCGGGAATATCGGGATGACCACGCTTCTGATGCATGCGGCATCGGGACAGTGGATCTCGTCCGACATGGAAATCCCGCTCGGCAAGCAAGACCCGCAAGGCGCGGGCTCTGCGCTCACCTACGCCCAGCGCTACGCTCTCATGGCATCCCTTGGCCTTCCGCCCGTCGATGACGATGCGGAAAGCGCGATGCCTCGCAATCCCGCGCCCTCACAGGCACGGGTCGGCCCGCCCGCCAATTCCTCCTTCACTCGCACTGAGACCGGGCCAACGGGCGGGCCGCTTTCCTCACAAGCCAAGCTCATGCTGAAAGCCGCCGAAATGGCGATGACTAAGCAGGAGGTCACAGACTGGGTTCGCGCCAATGGCGAGGCTATCGATGCCCTGCCTGAAGGCGAGCCTGAGCAGGTTCGTGACCATGCCCGCGCGCTGTATTCGCGTCTTCCTGAGAAGGCCGCAGCATGAGCCCGGAGGTTTGGCTACCCGTCCCATCAGCGCCCGGCTGGCTTGCCTCAAGCGAAGGCAGGGTCTGCCTGCCACCCCGCAAGGTCAAAATGCCAAATGGCGGGGAAAAGAACCTTGAGGTCAAGCCGACATTTGGGCGCGTCGATCCCCAAACTGGCCGCTACCGCATTGCAGCCAACCACCGGACTAGGCAGGTGGCGCAAATGGTCTGTGAGGCATTTCACGGTTTACGGGCAAACCCGTCAGACGAGTGCATGCATCTGGACGAGACCAGGACCAACAATAGGCCCAGCAATCTTCAGTGGGGCTCAAAGGTCGAAAACCAGACTGCTCCGAAGCTTACGGCGAGACGCTCGGTTTTGATGCGCAACCAGTGGGTCGAAAGTCGCGGCGCTCGCGCTCAGAACATCGCAAAACTCAACGAAGAGCAGGTCACCCTGATCCGCGCTTCAAACGAGTCGCTGTCGGTTCTCGCTTCCCGGTTCAGCGTTTCAAAAAGCACCATCCACCTCATCCGCAAGGGCACCATCTGGAGGCATGTGGCATGAGCCGTTGGCTTCTCATCCTCGATAGCCCAGCCGCCCGCATGAAGGCTGCTGCATGGGCTCACAAGGCTCCTGCCGGTACACGGCTGGAGTTCAAGGCGAGCAAGCGCAGCCTGCCGCAGAATGATCTGATGTGGAGCCTCTTGACCCAGGTTGCGCAGCAGAAGGAACACGCTGGCCGGCGCTACACCCCAGACCAGTGGAAGGTGCTGTTCATGCACGCCTGCGGTCGGGAGGTGCAGTTCATACCCTCGCTCGACGGCGCAACCTTCCTGCCATGGGGCCGGTCATCGTCCGACCTGTCCAAGCAGGAAATGACGGATCTGATCGAGTTCATCCTTAGCTGGGGCGCTCAAAATGGCGTCGTTTTCCATGACGATGCGAGGGCGGCATGAGAACGCTCGTTTGGTTTTCATGCGGAGCCGCCAGCGCTGTCGCCGCAAAACTTACTCCCGGTGCAACGCCTGTCTATTGCGCGACGGGAGCGGAGCATCCTGAGAATGCCGCTTTCATGGCTGCCTGCGAGCGCTGGCTGGGCGTCGCAGTCGTTCGCATCAAATCAGATGTCTATGCTGACACATGGGCCGTTTGGGAAAAGCGCCGTTACCTGGCGGGCATCGACGGCGCTCCCTGCACCGTCGAGATGAAAGTGTCACCCCGTCTCGTCTTCCAGCGGCCTGACGACATTCATGTGTTCGGATACACAGCGGACGGGCCGGATGTGGCAAGGGCTGCGCGGCTGCGGGCCAACTATCCCGAGTTGACGATCCGCACGCCGCTGATTGATCGCGGCATCACGAAAGAAGCCTGCATTGAGATGGTGCGCAGGGCGGGTCTGCCTGTCCCGCCGATGTACGCCCTCGGCTTCCAGAACAACAACTGCATCCCCTGCGTGAAGGCCACAAGCCCGGCCTATTGGGCTCTGGTGCGCAAGGCGTTCCCCGAGAAATTCGAGCGCATGGCGAAGCTGGCGCGGGAGCTTGATGTCCGGTTGTGCCGCATCGATGACGTTCGGACATTCATCGATGAAATCCCGCTGGATCACCCGACGACAAACCCGATCCAGCCGTCATGCGACTTTCTGTGCCACATTGCAGAGCAGGATTACGCAGCATGAGGCGTCCCCGCTCCACTACCGCCCGTCTCGCCATTTGGCGCAAATACGGCGGCACCTGCCAGATGTGCCAGCAGCCGACTGATGAACGCGGCTTCGACCTGGACCACCACATCCCGCTCGAAATCGGCGGCGACGACACAGACGACAACCTCCGGCCCCTTTGCCGGCCATGTCATCGTCTCAAGACGAAGGGCGACGTTGCCGACATCGCGAAAGCCAAGAGGCGCTACGCGGCCGATGTCGGCGCTCTCGCGAAGCCCTCTCAGATACGCAGCGCAGGGTTCGCGAAAGCCAGCCCGCAGCGCAAAGCCAGCGCACCACTCATGAAGCAATTGCCGCCACGGAGGATCGTATGACGGACTTATATGTGGCATCCGCGAGTGTCCGGCCAGAGCCTAGCGAGCGAGCTGCTGATGAGGTTCTAGCCCTCATCAATCGCACGATTGAAAACCTCGATGAGCGGCGGAAGATCAAATATTGGGTCGCCCCCGACAGCATCCGTGATGGCTCGGAACTTCGCGAGAAAACGCAGCACATGGTCGATCCGGATGACCTGTTCTACGCCGTTGAGCTTCTGAGGGCGGTAGCAAAGCTGCAGGTCTTGGCAGGTTCTGGCCGGACGCTCGCGGATGCCACCCCATGATCTACTTCATCTCCGCTCTCAACCAAGAGACAGCAGAGAAGCGTGCAGAGGCTATCCGCTCTGGTCGCATTCCCTGCCTTCCGATTTACGAGACGAGAGAGGCCGCAGAGGCTTGGGCTGCATACGTCAACGGCCCTCACTCATCCCGATACACAGTCCACGAAATCAGCATTCCAGCAGAGCAACAGGAGAGGGACGCAGCATGAGTGATCTCACAATACAGGAACTTGAAGCGCGCGTTCTGGACATCTCCCGCGATCTTTCGACTGCCAAATTGGAGCTCCGGCTAGCCAGAGAGGAACTGGCTG